GTTCGTCCTGTTTCATCGGGGAATCAACGGACGACTGTTCTAGTGCCTCAGCCTCATGGCGGGGCTCTTCGTGTTGGTGGTAAGCCTGGCAATGCTGGGGGCGGGAGACCGCCTGAGACGATCAGGGCATCCATGCGGGAGAGTCTGGACGAGTTGCTTCCCGACGTACTCGCACGCTACAAGAAGGGTGAGCTCGATCATATCCGAGTAGCAGAGTTCCTAGCCAAATACGGCCTAGGCACCAAGGACGAGATAAGCGTTACAGACCATCCCAAGTTCAGGGAAGCTGTATCCATCATCCGTAACGAACTGGCCTTGGTCTTTGGTGAAGAAGCTGTAGACGCTGCGATCCTGAGCGGACAGGCGAAGCTGAATGCTCGCTAACCCCGTCCTCTCCATGTTCGCGGACACTGTACGGTCACGCGGCAAGTCAGCCCCTCTCGATTATGAGACTTGGCTGCGTGAGCTATTCCCCAAGTACCTCAAGTACCCATTCGCTGAAAGGCATCATGCGTTCTGGCGCTGGCTGTGGGACATAGACACTGACTCCGCACCCAGACCATTCGTCGGCATCTGGCCTCGAGGAGGAGCGAAATCAACATCTGCCGAGCTAGGTACTGCTGCATTAGGACTCAGAGGCAAACGTAAATATGCACTCTACGTTCGTGAGACTCAGGAGCAGGCTGATAACTCAGTTTCCAACATCGCAACTCTATTCGAGGCTCAGTCTGTATCGGAGTACTACCCACTTCATGCTGAGCGAGCGGTCGGCAAGTTCGGCAACTCGAAAGGCTGGCGCCGTAACCGCCTGAGAACTGCCGGCGGGTTCACCGTTGACGCCATCGGACTGGATACAGCTGCAAGAGGCGTGAAGGTCGAGGAGCAAAGGCCCGACCTAATAATCTTCGACGATATCGACGGCAAGCACGACACGGCGCAAACGACAGCTAGAAAGATCAGCACGATTACGAGCACGTTGCTTCCAACGGGATCTGAGAACTTCGCTGTAATAGCCATACAGAACCTGATTATCCCTGACGGCGTGTTCTCGATGCTGGCAGACGGCAGGGCTGACTTCCTGGCGTTACGTATCGTCTCAGGCCCCTTCCCAGCGATCGAGAAGCTAGAAACCACATGGGACGAGGATACTGAGTCAGGAGCACGTAGGGCCATCATCGTGGCCGGTACTCCTACATGGGAAGGCCAGCACGAGGACGCCTGCCAGAAGCTGATGGACGAAATAGGCTTGGCTGCATTCCTCACTGAATGCCAGCACGACGTATCGGCTCGCAAAGAAGGACTGGCCTTGAAGTTCGTACCTGAGAACCATTACACCGATCTGTCCGACGACGAGGTGAGAACTCTGGTCAAGCAAGGATCGGTATTCGGCGGGATGGACTTCGGTAGGTGGCGGTTTGCGTTCAATCTCTGGGCCGTCGATCGTGAGGGTATTCCCTACTGCGTACACGAGTACTTCAGCCAGTTGGAGCAGTTGTCAGACCGAGCCAAAGCCATTCACAACATCTGCAATCACTACGGCGTCAAAGCGTTACGAATCTGGGGTGACGCTGCAAACCCTACCGACATAGCCGAGATCAACGCTGCCTTTGCTAGGGGGTGGACGGAATCGACCGGAGACATAACAGTCTCACGATTGAGGGTGACCCCCGTAGCGATGGAGAACAAGATGCGTGCAGCCTCGGTCGAGCGCATCAACGACGTATTGGGTAGGAACGCGATCAGGTTCAGGCGAACGCTAGGCACGGGCCAGAAGTGGCGCTTGAACTTCACGGCTGCCAGTCAGGGCGTCGAGATGACAGGCTCGCGGCTCATGTGGGAGATCGGCAAATGGTCATACCCAATCCCGAAGGAAGGCGTAGTCCAGAAGCAAGACCCCGACGATTCGACGGCTGACGGAGCGGACGAGATAGCGGGAATGAGATACGCCCTCATGAGTTGGTGGAAAGCAGCCAAGCCGGAAGAAGAACCCGAGATATCAGCTTTCGACCCCGCAGTCTTGAAGGACGAACACGAGCGCAAGTACAAGTTGAGCAGACGCAGGGAACGACGTACCCGTGACCATCTCATTGACGACAACTTCGGGAGTTACTAGGCCAATGCCAACCCACCACCAGAAGCTGCACGACCTGGATCAGCCTGCCACACGCAGAGATGTACTCAGGATGATGCAGCAGATGGCACGAGCGACAGATGCGAGGCTGACAGCGGCTGGCATCCCACCACTCACCGAAGCCCCGCTAGAGGCTCACATCTGCGAGGATGAAAGCTAATGGCATTCGGTAAGTGTCAGTCCTGCGAGTTACTCCGAACAGAGCTCAACGAATGGAAGGCTCGACACGACAAGGTGATGGACGCCATGCTAGCGATGCGTGCGAATGGCGCGTCCCTGCCCCAGCCCGCCAAGATCACACCTCCAATGATCCCAGCCGAAGAGCGTGCGATGGTAAGGGCTCACGACGAGTTCGTTGACGAAGCAGCCAAGCATCTAGCACAGGCTACCGGCGTCCCCATCGCGCGCGCACGCATCGAAGCCGAACGGTTAAGACGTGAGATAGACGGCCCTATGGATCAGGTCTAAGCGTGATGTGCGCCCAACTGTTCAGGCCACTGACGCCAGCGCAGGAGCGCGTTGCTCGGCAGGTTGCGACAGGCCGAAGCTACCGCGAGATTGCGAAGCGTCTTAACCTGTCCGCTCGCACAGTCGAGACATACGTTCATCGCATCGACGATCTGATTGAGCGTGACGACGAAGACTCAACACCTTACCGCCGCGTCTTTCTATGGGCGCAGGCGGAATACAGGAGCGCAGCATGAACTGGATATATCTGGCCGTCATCGTGGCGGTACTTGTGGTTCTGGGGGCGATCGGCGCACTGCTGAAGTTGCTGGTTATGAATCGGCAGTCGCGCAGGCGCATCGCAGAGTTTCGGCGCACGCACCCGCAGTATCTCTGGGATTGAAAGTGTAGTACTTCCCCGACGTACTTCTACGATTTCGCAAGCCGTGGTTCTGCCCGATCTTAGTTCATGCTTCCCGCATTATATATCGCGCACGAGATCAACGCCGAGCGCGGTACTCGCTACGAAGGACTTGCACAACTCAAGCCAGCACTTAAGGAGCCGTCATGGCCCCGACTGATTGGCGAGCAGGCTGAAGCACCTAGCGTGACGCTCGAAGACCTGACGATGACAAAGGCTGAACGAAAGAAGCGAGCGAAGGCGACACACAACAAACAGCGAGCCATCTCTAACCGGGTGGCTCGTTTGCTATCCGGCCAGTTCGTGCGAACCCGAAAGGCTAAAGCTGCGTAGCTGTGCGCCCTCTCGCTGCAAGTAAGGGCGGATGCAGGATCTACAATCCAGTACCAATCCCACGCGACCCCGAAGACCGCGAGCACCACGACACGTTCGACATTCGAGAAGATGAGATGCGGATACAGAGATCGTACCCGCTGCACGCTGTCAGACTTAGAGCCGCTTACGCGAAAGCCCACCCAATCCCTGAAGACTGCTGATGCCATCCCCGTTCGGTGACACCCATGCACGCCCGCCCCGCCGACTCATTGGCGCGCTCAAAGCGGGTGCAACGTGCGCCAATGCTACAGCCATAGCAGAGTACGTAGCGATCCCGAACAAGGGCGACGTAAGAGCCCGCATCAAGGCCACCGTAGGCGGCACACTATCCATGCACTACATGGGGCCTGACGTTGATGTGGCGGCGGGAACAGGGACTGAGTACACGACCGGCAACCCTACCGACGTTACCGTTACGGCCAACACCGAGGCCATGATCGACACGGGCAAGGATACCGACGCTCACCCGATTGGCGAGGGGTACGTCAAGGTGATCTACACCCCTTCAGGTTCGGGCACGATCACGTTCTGCGACGTTTCGATCTTTGGGTAACTGAGCGAACGTGGCAACCCTCAGCACTTCAACACAGAGCGCCCCAAGCCGTCCGATACCACTACGCCAGCCCGATGGCCTGCACGGCGTAGCTGACCAGTTCGACGGTGAACGTATCTCTTTAGTCCGTGGGAGGTGGTCATCTCAGGATGCGTCACTGATCCAAAGAGACAAGCAGATCGAGGAGAACATCAGAATGCTCTCCGGCAGACAGTGGGATGTGTGGTCTGATCTGTTGGGCCAGTTCATCGACGTAACTCGTTACATGACGGACAGTGAACGACGGTGGCGTCAGCGGCCTGTCGTTAACGTCCTTCAGTACTGGTACATGCTCACACATGCCAGACTGACCGAGAACCCGCCCGTACTGGCGTTCCAGCCCAGCACAGCCGACCGCGAGGATGCGATGCTGGCTGAGGCTATGGACACGATCTTCAAGACCCTTTGGGTCGAGATCGGAATGGATCAGGTAATCACCAAGTTCATGGCGTGGTTAGCCGCCGCTGGTGAATCCTATCTGTGGTCGAGAGCCGATATGAGCAAGGGCGAGTCCCGCCCCAAGATGGGACACGCCAAGCTATCGATGCAGGGGCAGGACGGATCACCCATCGAACGCTACACGGCTGAACCCGTACCGCATGATGCGCAAGGCAATCCACTCGCAGAGTTGAACGAAGATGGATCGGGCTACTCGGTAACGGGTGAAGCAGCTACAGAGCACGAAGGCGAGCTCTCCGTCAACGTCGTAAGCCCACTTGAGATCAGGTCACAGTGGGGTAACGGCATCGCGTGGGAGGCCAAGCAGTGGATCATCCACCGCACCTACCTGACCCCGACCGAAGTGTTCGACCTGTACGGCGTTGACGTACACGCTGACGTATCGGGCAACCAGTTGAGTGGTGGGAGTCCCGGCTATCTGCAACGGATGCTGTTCGGATCTGGGTATTTCGGCGCTGTGATGAACGGTCCGCAGAGTTCCAGCAATCCGATAGACGGCGAAGGATATGTAACCGTCGATATGATGTGGGAGAAGCCATCAGGTAACTCTCCAGAGACTGACGATTCTCCGGGTGGTCGCTTCCTCGTAGTCTGCCCCACTCTCGTACTACACGACTCTGTAAGGCCGGGCAAGTTCAAGGCAGCAGGCCCGTACCGCAGATCGGTGTTCGTCGAGTTGCCGGGCCGTGCTAGTGGCTCGACTCCGCTAGAGCAGATGATCCCGATTCAGAAGACGTACAACAGGGGCTGGGCTCAGATCCTAGAGCACCGAAACCTGTGTACCAATCCGATCCTGGTAGTCGATGAAGGACAGGGCGAGTTCGGTGATGAGATAACGAATCTCCCCGGATCTCGTATCTCTGCCAACTTCTCGGCCTCTGGCGGGAAGATACCAGCTGCGTACCTGGTTCCACCTCCATTGTCGGGTGATGTATGGCGTATCCAGCAGATGTTGCTCGACATGCTCATGCGGTTGGGCTCGATCGAGGGGGCGGAAGGTTCAGCGCCCACCGATGACGCATCAGGCGAGTTGGTATCTCAGCTCAGGTTCAATTCCGACCGCTTCATCAGTCCAGCTACAAGAAGTGCTGTGACCGCTATTGCGT